ATGGTCCAGAGCATTCCAACCAAATCTCAGACAGAATCACCCTGTGCAGATAAAGATCCGGCCTGTAACAGACGTTGGATTGATGCATTCAGCGATTGTGCTTGACATCTAGAACAAAATACTATATAATGGCAGTATATTTAATGAAAGTATCTCATGATAATTGTTGATTTTAATCAGACCGCCATCAGCACTCTAATGGCCGAATTGGCCGGTCGAACCGATGTAGAGATTCGCAAAGATCTCATACGCCACATGATCATCAATGCCATACGCAGCTACAAGGTAAAATTTGGAGCTGAGTTTGGTGAATTGGTCATTGCCTGTGATAACCGCAAATACTGGCGCAAAGATAAATTCCCCTATTACAAAGCCAGCCGTAAAAAGGCTCGTCAAGACAGTGGTTTTGACTGGAAACTAATCTTTGACACCCTGAGCGAAATTCGAGCCGAACTGCATCAGATTTTCCCCTACCAGGTCATAGATGTCGAAGGCGCCGAAGCCGACGATGTCATAGCTGTCCTGACTCTCTGGACTCAGACCAATGATCTGCAGACTGCTGCAGGATTGTTTGGCGAGCCTGAACCTCAACCTGTCCTAATATTGAGTGGTGATCATGATTTTATACAGCTACAGAAGTACAAGAATGTGTCCCAGTACAGCCCCATACATAAGAAGTGGATCAAGCCTGAGCAGAGCATACAGCATTATCTCATGCAGCACATCATCAAGGGTGACAAGGGAGATGGAATCCCCAACATATTGTCGGCCGACGATACATTTACCACCGAGGCTCGCCAAAGACCCATTACGGCTAAGAAGATGGACCCCTGGTTGGACATCAACCCCGACGAGTTCCATGCTCAGGTAGATACCGAGACAGCTCGTAACTTTCAGCGAAATCGTTATTTGATTGATTTTGATTATATTCCCGACACTGTCCGGAATAACATCATTGGTGCCTGGCAGACTCAGCCACGCAAGGACAAGAGTCAGCTATTAAATTATTTCATGGAGCACCGCATGAAAAATCTTATTGACAGTCTAGGAGACTTTTAATGAAACTAAGCGTAGTAGAAATTCTGGAGCAGGTAACCCTGGCTCCCACCAAGGCCGCCAAGGTAGCCAAGCTGCAGGAACTGGACAACCCAGTGCTGCGAGGTGTACTAAGCATTAACTTTGACACCAACATTGAATTAGATTTGCCGCCAGGTGATCCACCATATCGCATCAAGGATCCAGATATGCCCTATGCACCAGACCTTAATGACAGCAATCTGTATGCAGAATTCCGTCGCATGTATCTGGTGGTAAAAAATCATCCAAATCGTGCACCGGGCATGAAACGTCTGCAGGTAGAAAATATCTGGGTGCAGATACTGGAAGGTGTACATCATACCGAAGCCAAGTTGCTGTGCCAGATGAAGGCTCGAGAGTTAAGCAAAGCCTACAAAGGCCTGACAGCGGCTGTGGTAGCCGAGGCATTCCCAGGATTATTGCCTGATTTTAAGGCAGAAAAATAGTACTTAGTAATCAATAGGTTAGATTTTCTTTGTAATCAATGGGTTAGAGCTTGACATTTTGGTCTAGATCATATATAATATGTGTATGTTAAATGAGAAAGGTATTATATTATGATGATGTTTATAAAAGAAAATTTTAATTATTCAGGCGGTTATTTGACCTATGATGGTAAGTTTGTGGCTCGTTTCAAGTATGCCAAGGACCACAATCAGTTTAAAAACTTTTTGATCAAGAATTTTGTTCAGAGTGAGTATTTTGACCGCTTGGCCAATGGTGAAAGTCCCTTGGGTGTTCTGGGTAGCAAGGGTTATATCCCTGGTCATGTCAAGAAGTTTTTAATCAAGATGGGTTTTGAACCCAATACAAATGGATTGAAAGAATGGGGTCGTGCGGCTCAACAATTAACAGCATAGGAGAACTTATGAAAAAGATATTATTAGCACTAACTCTGGCAGCAGCTTCAACCAGTGCTTTTGCACACAATGGTTGGGGTCATGGCGGATATTACAACGGTGGATATCATGGCGGTTATGGCCATGGTGGTTACTATAACAACAATTATAACTATGTAATGCCATTGTTGATTGGTGGTGTCATAGGTTATGAATTAGGTCAACCACGCTATGGTTCACCAGTAACTACCAATGTATATCCAAGCACACCAATCTATCAGAATTGCACAGCCTGGATCGAAAGCATTGACCAGTACGGCAACCATACCCGAACCCGTACCTGTTACTAAAAGCTTGACAGCCCAGTGCTGTTCATATATAATGATGTTTTACGTGAGGATTTGTTATGACCATGCATTTATTGCCTCCCATGTATTCGACTACTGGGAAGAAAAAAGGTAAGCCTAAGTTTCGTAATGCCGAGGCCGCAGCCAAGGCTCGACGCAATGCCGAAGTCTGGTCTGCGTTATTGACACGCTATGACATCAAAAAAGATAATCCTAAAAATACCAAAATATCGCGAGCTACCAGATTTGATCCAGTTGTGCATAATGCTCCTGTGGTTGATCCTAAGCGCCTTACCCACCATATTCCTAGCCTGGATACTGGGGCTGGTCTAGCAGCTAAACGAGAAGTGACCCAGTATACTGGCACGGCCATGATAGGCATAGGTCAGTTGCATAAGTCAAATGCCATACCAGTATTCCAGTCCGAAGATGCTGTCGACATTGCCAAGATGAGACGCGGATGAACGCCTGGTTTAGCCGTCACGTCACCAAAGGTGAACTCACAGAATTGCTGGCCTTCGCAGGCGTGACTCGTGAGAGCAGCATTCGGCATAGTAGCCATTATGAGCTACCCACCAGCATAGGCAGCATAGAGATACGCAGCGGCTATGACATCAGACTTAACAAACGCAAGATAGGCAGCATGGAAATGTTCCGTCAGGAAATTTATCGCATGATTAATCAAGGAGTAATATGAAACCCAACAGCAGTTTTAACCTAAGCAAGACCAGCAAGAAGTTGATTGCTGGAACACCCAAGAAGATACGCAGCATATTTAAAAACATGATGATTCAGGCCGAGCTGGCAGCAGCCATCAAACCTGTGTTCAAAGATCGTCAACCTAAACCCACCCAGGAGAACAACAATGGCTCAAGTAAATAATCCAGCGGATCTGATAAAAATTCGCCAGGCTCTGCAGGAATGCAGCAATGCACTGACCCGTACCGAAGCTGAACGGGACCTAATCAGCGACATCATTAAAAATACCTGTGACAGCTATGATCTGGATAAAAAAGTATTTCGTAAAATGATGGGCGTGTATCACAAACGCAACCTGAACGAAGAAGTACAGCAACACGAAGATTTTATAAACTTATATACAACCGTAACAGGAGCACAAAATGGCACAGTATAGTTTAACCATGTACGAAGACGATAGCGAAGGTAATACAGTATTTCGCAACAATTTAGATTTCAAAGCCGAACAGTTAGATGATGTCATTGGCAACTTTGAATTATTTCTCAAGGGTTCGGGATTTGTATTTTCTGGTCACATAGACATTGTAGATAATGAAATCACCCTACACAATACCTATACCAACCTGGATCTAACCCCAGATTACAACAATGACTATTTTGCTGCAGCTCATTTAGACACGGGCCCAGGTGAGGTTTCAATTACGGGTGCCGAAGATATTTCATATGCCCCCAACGTTGAAATCAAACGACCTGACGATACCGAAGGCGGCTCAGTTGAATAGCCTGATGGCCCCAAAACTGATCTTGGAATATGCGGTCATAGACAGCATAGGTCGCAATAAGGGCTGGCACATGCATGGCTTTATCAACAGCCTGGATGACCTGCCCATAATCGTCAATGAAATAAAGATTCAGCATCCAAACAAGCACATAAAAACCAAGGTCTATGAACATACAACAGCCTTTGGTTCGGTACAAATAACTTGACATCTTGTTGGTTTTCCTATAGAATGGTGTTATGATATTAAAAATACTAGATGAAATTAACAGCAGTGCCAGTCGTCTTCACAAAGAAGCTGTATTAACCAAGAATAAGGATAATGCAGATCTATGTGAAGCTTTTAGGTTGGCCTATGATCCATATACTCAATTCTATATACGTAAAATTCCCGATCATAAGCCCCAGGGCAAAGATAGCTTGAAATCCGCCATGTCCAGACTGAGTCTGCTTAGCAGCCGAACAGTCACGGGCAATGCAGGCATTGAGCATCTGAAAATTGTCCTGGGCAGTGTACATCCAAACGATGCCACCATCATAGAGCGCATCCTGGCCAAGGACCTGCGTTGTGGTGTAAGCGAGGCTACCATTAATAAAATCTGGCCAGGACTGATTCCTGAATACCCAGTAATGCTGGCTAGTCCCTATGACGCCAAGCTGGTAGATCGTATTCAGTGGCCGGCCATGACTCAGCTTAAAATGGACGGCATGAGATTCAATGCCATAGTACAGGATGGCAAGGTTGAATTCCGCACCCGCAATGGCCGAGAAATTGATCTGCTGGGCGAACTAGAAGAAGACTTCATAGGTCTGGCCGGTGGAGAAAATCTAGTGTTTGATGGAGAGCTGATTGTAGTCAATGCTGGCCAGGTATTAGATCGCAAGACAGGCAATGGCATATTAAATAAAAGTGTCAAGGGAACCATTAACCGCATGGAAGCAGCTCAGGTAGAAGCCACGCTGTGGGACATCATACCTGTGGCAGATTTTAAAGCTGGTGTGTGTCGTACCATCTATGGTGATAGATTTAAGAAACTCATGAATTTAATTTTAACCAGCCGCATTCATCTGGTGGAATGGAACATGGTAAACAACATTGCCGAAGCTCAGGCCAAGTTTACCGAATACTTTAACAATGGTCACGAAGGTATCATACTCAAAGATGTTACCGAAGTGTGGGAAAATAAAAGAGCCAAACACCAGATTAAATTCAAAGGTGAATTGGAATGTGATCTCAGATGCATAGGCTGGGAGGAAGGTACAGGAAAAAATGCTGGACGTTTGGGTGCTTTGGTGCTTGAGTCTCTTGATGGTGCTGTTAAGGTCAATGTGGGCTCGGGCTTTAGTGATGATGATAGAAATAGCATTACTGCTATTAATAGCCTCGGGCGGATCGTTACAGTCAAGTATAATGCCCGTATCAATGACAAAAGTACCGGACAGGGAAGTTTGTTCTTACCAGTGTTTATAGAATTTAGATCAGATAAATTTACACCAGACTCAGACAAGGATATTAAATAATGCATAATAAAGATAGTCGTACAGATAACTGGGCAGGTCGTCGTGACCCTGGTTCAGATCCTAATAATTTTAGATTTGCTCGCAGTGCCAGAGAAGCTGGGTTTTATTATACACAGCAATCTAATCAGGAAAAAGAACCCAATGGTTGGATTGTAGCACTCATAGTTGCCTGGATAGTCCTGGGCGTGGTTCTTATGGAAAATCCAAATTGGGTCGCGTAGGGTTTTGTTGTAAATGGATTGACGGTCCAGAACAGATCAACGGCTTTAAACCCGATGACGAAGCCAAGCAACTGAACACTCGTGTGACCACTGTGGCTTGGTTGAATCGTCAGACTCGGGACGTTGCCGAAGAACGACTCTGGGATCTGATGCGACATAACATAGAAAGTATTCGTAAACTTATTGAAAAGGTAGGAACACTAGATGATAATCGAAGGATGGTACGCCTGGGCAGTGATATACTTCCTGTGTACACTGAGCCTAGCTGGAGTTATTTTTGG